AACACTTTAATCAAGCTGATATTGCTGAAATATTAGAAAAACTGACCGATTTGAAGTTTAGCGAGGGAGCTATTGAATATCTTGCAACACGAACAAACCAATTCAGACAATTGGTTAAATTGCTTGAAAAACTTGAAAAGTTATCAAATACAAACTCAATAAAAGAATTAGACGAATACACTTTGAAAGGATTGATTAATGAAAGAGCAAATATTCAGATTATGCAAAAGGCTGAAAAACTGTACGCTTAATGATTTAGTGCAAATGCTTGAAGTAGATGAGGCGATTGTTGAAACTGCTTTGCTATTTTTAGAGCAGGAAGAATCTATATCAATTAATAATGGGGTAATTTCGACATTAGCAATCAAGCCTCTAAAAGAACACGAAAGAAAAAATCTTTATTTAATGATGCAACATATATCATCAGAGGAGTTTGATTTTATTATAAAAGGTTTCTGTTTAAATATTCCTCCTCAAAAAATGTGCCATTTTGTAAAAGTTGGAGACTCTTGTATATGCGATTATTATGGAGTTTTCAGAAGATTAATCTATGAAAAGCAATTTAAAGAACTAATGCAGAATTTTATGAAAAAACCTCAACAGGGCAGATATCGTAAGTTCTATGAAAAATATGCATACTTTTACGTTTACAACAATAAGGTTTTTGTTAGTGAAAAACTTTTGAGAGCAAATATTGAAAAGGAATTCAAGAAAGATGAAATTAGAGAATTCAAGCGAATGTATTGTTATTTAGCAAGAGTAGAGAGCCACAATTCAAATCAAAATTATATGCATCATAGACTAGCTGAATTTATTTGGCGAAGAGAAAGAAGCTTCGAGGATATTTATTCGGATCTAAAAAATAATATAATTTCTTAACATTTCTTAATAAACTTTTCCCTAATTTTTATACCTCACTATTATCCAAGTGGGTATTGTATTTTGAATAATTTTTTATAAAAATAGTAAATTTTCAAATTTAATCTATTAGTTGATTACAGATTTTTAAATCGGGGAATTTTCCCCATAGCCTGATTTTTAGCTCTTTTAATAATTGTTAATTTAAATATAATTAAATTATATAAGTTAAAGGTGTTTATTTTATAGCCAAGTTGAATTAGTCCTATAAGGGCTTAGTTGTGCTACAAAAAACTAGCCTTTTAACTGATAGAAAATTTCAGAAAAAATACTAAATCTTGATATAGGTCGAGTGTTTATATCGAGAAAAGGAATTGAAAAAATGGAACTTTATGTTAACAGCCAAGTACAAACGATACGAAGAGTTGTTGTTGCAATTCTAGACATCAAATCCAAAGAGATTCAAAGCAATTTAAACTTATCTAAAAGTGTTGTCAGCAGACACCTTAGAGGAGAACGTTGTTGTCCTGAAATTGATATTTTTATTATTGAAAAAGTCTTTGGTATAAAAGTAAAGGATTACAATATTTTATGATAATGTCTACGCAAGAAACAAAGAATATTTCTTCGTGGATTTCGCTTGAAGAAGCTTGTAAAATCCTAAACTTGCGTGAAAAAACTTTAAAAAATCGTTGCTACAATGGTCAATTAAATTACAAGATAGAACGAAAAAACAATCGCAACCAATACTTTATACGTTTTGAGTCCCTAAATCAATATTCAAAAAAAGTTGTTCTCGGCAATAATTATGACGAGATGCAATCTTATTCTGATGCGCCAAAATGGGCAAAGATTCAGGCTGATAAATATGCTTATATTCTAAGGTCTTGCCATAATTTACATGGTTATGAATTGTTTGATTTTGTTGAATTTTGGAATGATAACAACCCCGATTTTAAAACTTCCTATTCATCCATTCAACGAATGAGAAATCGATTCGCTCAAAATGGCATTAGTGGTTTACTTGCACGATATGGCAAAACCTCTTGCAATACCTGTGTACCAGACGAATTTTATAAATATTTTAAAGACCTCTATCTTGTAGAAGGTTCGCCATCAGTAAAAAGTTGTTGGGAAATTACTCTTGGATATGCAATGAAAAAATATAATATTCAAAAAAGAGAATTTCCAAGTCCTACGACTTTTTTACGCAGATTAGAAAAAGAGATTCCTGAACAAAGCATTTATTTAGCTCGTAAGGGCGAATCAGCTTGGAATCGTAAGTATGGTGGTTATATTGAAAGAGATTATAGCAACATCATTTGTGGCAAAGTTTGGGTTTCAGACCACGCTCAAATTGACGTAGCTTGTATGACTGAAGATGGAAATGTCGTATTTCCTTGGGTTACTGCTTGGCGTGATTATAAATCAGGCAAGTGGCTTGGTTGGATTTTACAATGTGGACATCCTAATTCTGATTTAATATTTCAGTCTTTCTATTATGCAGCAGATAAATTTGGTTTACCGGCTGACGTAATTATTGATAATGGTAAAGACTATCGTTCAAAAGATTTCGCAGGTGGCAGAAAGAAAGTTTCAGTTGAAACTAATGAACCTCAAACAACATCAATGCTTGGCGAATTAAATGTTAATGTTCATTTTGCATTGCCATATAATGCTCAAACAAAACCAATTGAAAGAGATTTTCTAAAAATTAAAGAACTGCTTTCTAAACATTGTATTGGCTATCGTGGTGGGAATATTGTTGAAAGACCTGAAAAACTTGCTGAAGAAATTAAAAACGGGAAAATAATGCCGTTTGAGAAATTTAAACAAATATTTGATGATTTTATAATCAACATTTTAAATAAGAGACCATCTGAAGGTAAAAACCTTAAGGGCTTATCCCCTGATGAACTCTTTAATCAAGAATTTAAAGAAAAAGTTGTTACATCACGAGATGCCTTAAAACTTTTCTGTATGAGAACTTCAAAGAATTTTACTATTGGCAGAAATGGTATAAAAGATGGTCAACTTGGCATTACTTATTGGGCAGATTGGATGATTGCTCGAACAGGATTAAAAGTGTACTTACGCAGAGATCCTGATAATTTCAAAGAGGCTTGGGTATTTAATGCTGATAACGAAGAATTTATCGGAACTACATCTGCCGTTAAAGCCGTTGCTGCACTTCACGCAGAAACAGTTTCTAAAGATGAATTTAAAGAAGCAATGTCTATTAAAAAGAGAAATCTTAAAGTTGCAAAAGCGTATATTAAACAAACTCAAGAAATTAGCATTGAGGAACAATGCGAAAACTATAAAACGGCATTTGCGAGTGTTGAAAAGCAAAAGAAACCTCGCATTACAAAACTTGCAAACACAAATATGGATATGGCTATTCGCAAAAATAAAGAAATGGTTGCTCAGGGGAAACACGATTTATCAATGTTTTTGAATGAACCAACTATTAAGGATGAGCCACTTTATTTGTTTGAAACGGACAAAATTCTTGATGAAGAATTAAAAGGAGTGGCGTATGGATATTAAAACCGAATTAAAAGATTTAATGGAATCTAAAGGTTATAGCACAGGGCATATAGCACTTTCAATTGGTGTTGCTAAATCCACAGTTAGTATGTGGCTAAACGATAAATATAAAGGCAACAATGATGCTTTAACCGATAAAATAAATAATTTTATTCGACGTGAAAAAGAAAGATTAAATAATGAAGAATTACCAATTGTTGATATTTCAATCATAAAATATATCTCAGAAATTGGTAGACTATGCCATACAAAAGGTAAAATCGGAGTTTGTGCCGGTAGAGCAGGATTAGGTAAAACTGTTGCCGTTAAAGAATATGTAAAAAGCTATATGGATTCTATTCTAATAGAGAGTGATTCAGGTTATACTGCAAAATCTTTATTATTAGAAATCCATAAAAGACTTGGGCTTTCAGGCAAAGGTTGTGCTTATGAATTAATGAATGAAGTTGTTAATAAGCTCAATAATTCAGGTCGTCTCTTAATTATTGACGAAGCTGAAAACTTGCCATACCGAGCATTAGAAATTACTCGCAGGATCCACGATAAAACAGGAGTGGGTGTCTTGTTAGTAGGCAGAAATATATTATTTGAAAACCTAAGAGGCTTTAATAATCAGTATGACCAACTCTATTCTAGAGTTAAATATCATAAATTATTAGATAGATTATTAATTCAAGACGTAATTAAGATTCTTGAATCAGCAGGACAAAATCCTGAATTAGCCGAAACATATCTTCTATATTCAGATGGAAATACTAGAAGATTGGAACACTTAATTACTCATAGCATAAGCATTGCCAGATTTAATGGTAAAGCTGAGGTCGATGGTGCTGTGATTAAACAAACTTCCAAATTATTGATGGCGTGAGGAATATTTTATGAATAAATACGGTAAGTTTCTCTTTAATTTTGACTCGGCACTATGCATTTTTATTATTGCTCTCGCTATCTTTATTTTGGGAGTTCAAATAGGAATTAAACACGGGAGAGAATTGCAATTAGAGGATATCAGAATCGAATATGGCATCAATTTCTCAAATTAGAAAAATTCATACTCTTAAAAATGTGCTTTGCCTTGATGACGATTTATATCGTGAAATGCTTATGTCTTTTGATGTTCAAAGCTCAAAAGATTTAACTTATACAGAAGCAATTATTTTTACAGAGATTCTAGAAGAGAAAGCCGTAGCACTCAATCGTTGGCAAAAATTACCGAAAAAATATGAGGATTTAAAGCGTTCAGGCAAAATGGCATCACAATCACAATTAAGAATGATTGAAGGTTTATGGCGAGAAATTTGCTATTTTGACAACGATGATTTTGCAAAAAAATCACTTAGAAAATTTTTAAAATCAAAATTTAAAATTGATGACGTTATGTTTTTAACTAAAAACAAAGCATCAAAGGTTATTCAAGCCATTACAGAGATAAAAAAGAATATGAAAAAGAGAGCTGATAAAGCTCTCAGTAAGTAGCAAAAATAAGAAAGGAGCAATTATGCAAACAGAAGAAAAAAAAGAAATGGAAATGAACAACAAAATGATGGGAAATCAATTCTTTGGCGATGTAGAAAAAACAATGTCAAAAGAATGTGCAATTATGGGTTTAATTAAAAACCAAAAAATTGTCTTAGAGGAAGAGTATTCAGAAGCTAAAGACAAGTACGCAGGTGCAATATTAAAAGACAAATACTGCCCTGCAACGTATGAGGCAGAATTCAAATGCCGATTGCTAGAAGCAAAATTAGACGTTGTAACACAAATGCAGAGAGACGTAGAAAATATGCTTCCCCCAATGGCAATGGCTATGTAAGGTCGAAACAGTCGGCTAACAGAGCAAGCTGACTGTCTTGGTGTAATGCACCAACTGATGAGACCCTTAAAAATAAGAGGAATATATGGAATACAAGCCTTGGATGGATTTTATAACACCTGATGATATGCCTAACGATGACTTAAAATTTTTAGCTGAAACAGCAGGCATTAAGTCCGTTTTAGCCTTGATTTTTAGCTCCCCCGGACTAACAGTTTCTATTCCTAAAACTGCCTTTAAAGAAGTAAAAGAGCGCTACATTTTAAATAATTATGATGGTAGAAAATACACAATTAATAAAATGGCTGTCGAGTGTGATTTATCACAAAGGCACGTTTATAAAATTATTAAAGAACACCTAGAAAAAAAATAAATCCCCTTCCTAAGTATAATTTCTGAAAGAATCATCACTTCTTTACTTCAATGCTCCCACATTGAAGTTTTTTTTACATTAAAAAAGAGTCTCATCTTGTTTTGGGAGGAGAGAGACTCTTGGCATCTTTCAGATTAAATCATGTTTCATGTATCACATGCCGGAACTAAAAAGCAAATTATTTATTTTTGTAAAGGATTATGATATAATTTCTTTTATGGATATAACTTTAACAAAACATACAGAAGAAAAATTTAAAAATCCTAATTGTGCTTTTTGCAATGCTGAAAATGCTGATTCTTTAACGATTCAAACTTGTGAAAAGAGTTATTCAACAGTATTTTTATGTGAAAATTGCCTTAAAGAATTTAAAGAAAAAGTGGCCCAATTATAATTTAATCTTCAATCGGACTAATATTATCCATTTCAATATTGTATCGTTTGCCATCTTTATCAACACAGGTTGCAAACGGAACATTTCCGTCTGCGAATGTATTATCCCAAGTGTAAATTAATAGTCCAATTTCATTTGTTTTGTGATTTAAGATTTTAGTTCCAAATCCTAGTCTGCTTTGATTTTTTAATGTCATAATAATGTTTCCTTTTTAATTTATACAAACTTGTTTAAGAATTCTTTAGGTGTAGGAAGTGCATCCAAGTTAAATTTTTCTCTAAGTGAAAATTCTGAATCAATTTTGAAATTTTTATTTTTTGTATAATTTCTAGAATAAATTTCAAATTTATTAGTGTCTAAATCAATAACGTATAACCAACTTGCGTAAGTAGAATCAAGCATTCCTTTTATGTCTTTTTCGGATATTAGTTTTGTTAAGTTTCTATATTTATTTAAATCCTTTCTTATTTTCTTTAGCACACGTACTCCGACATAACTTGGATATCCGTCATACCAACTAATGTCTGCTTTAGTCCATTCTTTTTTTTCTTTTACAATTGTTAGGCTTCTAGTTGTCATAATTTATGCTCCTTTGCTTTGTTTTACACACACATTAATCACTCGCATTTAAGCGAAAGTGAAGTCAATGTGTGTGTTTCGTATCATTTCGACACAATTAATAAATCTGAGCTATATAAAAATTAAAGTTGGAGTAACTGTTAAAATTCCATTGTAAATTGGAATAAAAATCCGAAGTGTAATCTTTGTTTGAATGCATAAAAAACGGCTTTAAAACATCCTTTGATTCCATATGTCGTTTGTAAGAATTTATTGTTGAGATAAGCTGATTGCTATATTTGATTTTGAATTCACTCAACGTCAATTCTTCAATAACCTTATTATTCCGTCTTTCTGCGAGTTTTATCATACGTTCCATAATTCAATTTTATCCTTTATTTTTTCAATCGTATATTAGCCGTTTAGGTACTAGTTTAAAACTATGGCATCATCAATATATATGCCATTAAAAGTTCCATCAACTTCCATCTCTCTAATAGATGTATCATTTTCTAATTCAACTAAACAATCTTCGCTGTTTAATGTTTCTTGTAATATCATTTCTGCTAATTCCTCAGCCTCTTCTTGGCTTGTAGCTTCCACTTGAATTTGTCCGTTAATAAGAACCTTTGCGTTGAATTTTACTAAAAATGTTTTTGCCATAATATTTATCCTTTCTTGCTTTGTTTGTGTACACATTAATCACTCTGAATAGTCTTTTAATCAACTATACAGAGCGATTTCGTATCATTCGGACACATTTATTTTTCAACGGGTTCAAAGGGTGCGTAGATATCGTCTGGTTTGTCGGGATCGATTAGAAATTCTTTTAAAAAACAAGAACGACTCCCTGCCATATAGCCATCCATTTTCTCACAAACTAAAAGGTTGTCTTTCATATAAACAACTTTATAATTGCTTTCATCGGGTTTTAAACCTTTAATAATTTTGGTTTTATAAATGCCGTTTAATTCTATCATTTTACCTCCTATATTTCATAACCTAATTCAGTTAAAACTCTATCCATATCTTCTTCGGAAGGCTCGTTGTAAAGCCAATCCTCAGCAAGACTTTCATAAAAGAAATCTGACTTTGCTACAAATCCTATTTTTTGTAGGATTTCTAATGCTTTGTCGATATTGTGATAAATTTCATATTTTAGTGCTGATATTTTTAGATTTTTCTTTGCCATTTTATGCTCCTTATAATTCACATTTTGTGCCGTCTGATAAAACTATCTCAGCAGGGATAATATCGCCTGATAAGTTTTTTCTATAAGTTATTTTTTGAAACCCATTTTCATCTGAATATTGAAAGCATCCACAAGCTAATATTCCGATTCCGTATTTTTTAGAAATTTGTTCTAATTCATTCATAAATCCATAATAGTTACGTTCTTCTTTGTTAGTCATTTTACTGTCCTTTCTTGCTTTGTTTGTGTACACATTAATCGCTCTGAATAGTCTTTAATTCAACTATACAGAGCGATTTCGTATCATTCGGACACATTATAAATATTTAGAAAATACCTTTTTAAAGTTTTCGGCAAGTTTTATGTGTTCCTCAACTTTTGCATCTCTAATTTCAGTCATTGAAATATCGAAGTAAATTTTTTGTCGAATTTTACAAGAATCAACTCCCTCTTTTATATGCCATTCAAGAGTTCCGAGTGCTTTTTCTATTTGCTCTTTGTGTTCTTCTAGCTTATGGAATATTGATTTATCATTATTTATTGAAAGTTCGGTTGCGATGTATTTATCGACTGTGCTTACTGTTTGCATTATCTGAACACCTTTTTTACCAATCCCAATGTATTGATAATGGCGAGGAGCAGGGTTTATTTGCATTTCGCTTTGTAACTCATCGCATTTATCAAAATATGCTTGCCAATATTCTTGCTGAAGTTGTTTCGCAGGAGTGTTTGTATTTACAACTCTTTGTTTCTTTTCTTGAATTTGAGGTTTCAAAAGGCATTCAAATTCCATTTTATCGTCGTTTAAAATCGCTTTAACAAGAAAGATTCCACACATTTTATTAAAAGTATTATTTAAATATTTAATAAACTTGGTAATCTCAGGTTTTTCATTAGCGATATACAAGAATAAAAACACCTTTTGATTATCTCTAAATTCGTTTAATGCATTCATCAAACCTTCACAGGTGGGTGTTAATTGGGCATAGCTTAAAACTAGTTCCCTTTTAGAATATTCCTTCAAATATTCTTGTTCAATTTCGTCTCGCTTAGATTCAATGAAATCTGAAAAATTTTGTCTGCTCTTTAGAGCTTCTTCTGCTGTAATTACTGTCATAATGACCTCCTTATATTTTGTACATCAACATTAATCACTCCAATACACAGGAATGGAAGTCATTTGTCAGAGTTTCGTATCATTCCGACACAATTACCAATCTCTACCCCAAAGACTTCTTTTTTCTTTTTCAGCATTAGCTTTGAAAAAGTTTTGATAATGTTCTTCGTATAGTTTTGTATATTTTGCTCGAGTCTTTGGATTATTAGTTCTTTCAGCTTTTGTTCTAGCTTTAGCACCTGAAGCGTACATTCGATTATAATAAGAATTCAGTTGCCCATTCGTCATTTGGTTAAGGTCTGCGACAGTTTGTTTAGCTCTGACGTTGTTTTTCTCATTAATTGCTAAATAATAAGCCGTTTCCCTTATACTTGCTTTTGCACGAGCATCATTAACTCTAATCATTTGTTTATCAAGTGCAGCAGACTTTGCCTCGTAATCGGCATCACTCATACTGACATTTTTAAAATCATTTAAAACCTTTTCTAATTGAGCTTCTTCAAATCTAACTTTTGCATTTTCCTTATTCATTAGATTTCGACTATTAATCAAAGCTCTATTTAATTCTTTATCGGTTAAATCCCTATATTTTTCTTGATAATATTGGTTTGGACTTACTAGTCTTGGAGGATTTGCTGATGCACCTCCACCACTTCTACTTCCACCTGAGCCACGACCACCCATAATTTACTCCTTTCTAATAACCTCGTTCCATCCACTTAACACGTTTGATATATTTAGGTTTGTGCGAATAAAAATCATCTGCCAACATCAAAACACTTTCGCCATCAGAATTTGATGCAAATTGTAATTTCGTTTTAATTTCATTTAATTTTTTATCGCCATACCAATTGTATTTTTTCTCTAAACGCTCAATGTCGCTTAATGTTTTAGTTTTTAAAGCATTAACTTCATTTGCATCATCTAAATTTTTAAGTTTAGGAACATCCTTTGCTATTTTTATTGATGTTTTATTACCACTAATACTTGAACTTGCATTCTTGCTACCACCTGAACCTCTGCCACCCATTTTTACCTCGCTTTCTTTTTAAATTTGTTCATATATGGCTCGAACCAACGGATATTTTTATACTCGTTAAGTTCGGTCAGTCTGTTTCCATAAATCAAAATCTCTTTCGGTTCAAGTTGTTTTAACATTTCTTTAAAACCTTGCAAGAAGAGTTTTTTAGCTTGTGGATCGTTGAGGACTCCAACTGTTCCAATTGCAACAACTGAATTTTTAGGAATCCCCAAGAACGTGTATTTATAACTAGATTCATCAGACCAACTAACTGTCGGAATAACCTTAATTCCTTTGCTTTGCCAATAACAAGTACACCAACGATTCCTGTAAACTTGCCAAATTTGGTAGGCTTCAGGATAGTTCGTGTACATAGAAAAGTCCGGAGATAATACCCCTGCATATTTTTTTAATTCAGGAATTTGAGAATCAGGATTCTTCCAACAACGCTCGAATCTATAATCATCTAAAAAGAAGTGAGCAGTTCCGTTTCTATTCCCATCAACTCTATATGGAATCAGTTCTTTAATTTCAAATTCTTCAGCTTTTATATCAGGTATCCCGTACGAATTCGATGACGGGAAAAAGCCTTTTTCGGTATTTTGTACGTTTAATAAATTTCGCCAAGTCATATTAATCCACCTTATTAAATCTTTTAATCAAACTTTTTAACTTTCTTTGATCCCGTTTTGACATACAGGATTTATACTTTTGTGCAATTTCGATAATTTGTTCTGCGATGTTTCCGGCTTTTTCTAAGTCGGTTTTATCAGCAATAATATTTGTTGTTTCTTGGTTTTCAATCCTAACTTGACCATATCTCGCAAGTTGCGAGATACAGTCAGCTAGGCTTTGAAGGAGGGCAGAAAATCCTAACATATTTTTATTTCCTTAAATCAGCTACAACCACAAGCAAGTAATTTGCGAATGTTTCAAGAGCATTAACTCCCTGATGGAAGCAATAATTATCTAAATCATTCGGGCTTGTTTTAATCTTTTCTTTTAATTTGAAAAGACTGTCCAAAGCTGGCTGAGTGTAACGAGCAAGATTCTCGTATAGTTTTGTAATATATTTGGGTACGTTTTTGTCGATTAACTTCAAAACGTAAGGTTGAATCAAGTCCCATAATTCGTTTAAAACTTTCCAATCTTTAAACCTTTGCCAAAAACTCATAGTAGTCTCCTTTCTTTGTAAATGTATATTTTCCCTGTTTTATTTTTTCTTTGTACCAAGAGATTTTCTGCCTTAAATAATTTCCGATACTATTTGCACTCAAGTTCGGCAAATAGTGAATATATGTAATGTCGATTTTGCCTTCACGCAATTTCTTTTGACGGCGTTGGTCAAATTCATAATGTGTAAATACACTTTTTTCGTCAACGATTATTCCGTACTTTATTGATAAATAAGCATTCAAGCAGCACAAAGCCTCGATTTGCTTTCTTGTAAGTGGATATTTAGTCTGCTTTTTTGATTCGGTAAATTCAGCCATTCCACAAACTGCCAAGCCAATGCAACCCGTATTACCACCACCACAATGTTTAGCATATTTCCCATCATAGCAGTTTACATTGTCTTTCGGCTCATAAATCCCTGCAAAAATTCTGCCGTATTTATCTATGCAATAATGGTATGCTTGCAAATCAGTTTCACATGGAGTGTGTGCTCCTGCTGTCCAATGATTACAAATCTTTTTCAATGATGTCATAATTACTCCTTTTATTTATATCTAATGCAAACGTGAACACCTTTAGATGGTGGTTGAACAGTTGTTGATTTGCCATAAATCGAATTTGATTTTGAGGCATCAATTCTCAAAGTTCCGTTAAATTTTCCTGCTGTGTTGTCAGCTCCACCCTGCACAGTAGCATTACCCTCTGTACTTGTTGCAAAAGCTCCTGTAAAAGTCGATGTTGTTGCTTCACGACCAAGTCCTGCTGAAAAGGCTGAGCCTGTTATGTTTGGTAACCCTGCTGCGATACTGATTCCTGCTTTTTTTGTTGGTTGCAAAAATTCTTCAGTTATATTGTAATCAGGGATTCTAAATTCATCAGAGCCTTCAGTTCCGTCATTAAACTTTGTTCCAATTACTAAGAATAATTGCTCATAATCAATTCGCTTTAAAACAAAACCATCGCAGGGTAAGCACTTCGGATGCACATAATCAATAGGGTAAGTGATAAGCGAACCGACAAACTCTGGTGTTTGTAAGTTTTGACTGTAATTATTTTGATTTAAAGAGTTTGTTTTTAATCCTAGAATTTCCATTTATTTATACCTGATGCATACTTGTACTGTCTTGGCAGGGGGTTGAACTGTGGTTGATTTGCCATAAATCGAAGATGAACGGGAAGCATCAAAACGAACGATATTAAAGCTCCCACTAACTGTTTCTTGATGCGTACCACTTGCCGTACCAGAGAAATAAAAAGCTCCACCAATTTGTGCCATTTTATAATCATCGCCAGAAATATAGCCTGTAATATTTGGTAATCCTGCGACAATAGTTTTGTTTGTTACTGTGCTGGGTTGTAAAAATTCGCCTGTTATATTGTAATCAGGAATCCTGAATTCATCCTGAGACTCAGTTCCATCATTAAATTGTGTGCCGATTACAGAAAAAAGTTGTTCGTAATCAACACGTTTGAGAACAAAACCATCGCAAGGCAAACATTTTGGATGAGAAAAATTAATAGGATAAACAATAAGTGAACCAACAAACTCAGGAGTTAATTGATTATTATTGTAATTATTTTGATTTAAAGCGGGGGTTCTTAAACCTATAATTTCCATTTATTTGACCTTATTTGTATTTAATGCAGACATGGACACCCTGAGCAGGAGGTTGAACTGTGCTTGAATTTCCATAAACTGATGAACAAAGCGATGCGTTAAACCCTGCAATATAGTCTGCTTCGCCACTATTAGAAAGTGCTGCACCTCTGCCGACATAATAAAAAGCGCCTGTATAAGTTGCACCACTTAAACCAATTACACCCAATGTCCCTGTGATATTAGGTAGTCCTGCATTGATTTTATTTCCTGCATTTTGTGTTGGCTGAAGAAAACGTTTTGAGATATTATAATCAGGAATTCTAAACGTGCCGACAGCATCTTCGCTTTGTTTAAATTTATCGCCAATCACTTTGTATAATTCTTTGTAATCAACTATTTCTAAAGAATAGCCGTCACACGCAAGACAATCTTCAGGAGTAAAATCGATAGGGAATGTGTATAACGCTCCGATTTTTTCTCTCGTTAAAACTGTCTTATGATAACCATTTTGGTTTATTTGATTTGTTGATAAACTTAAAATTTCCATAATTTATTTGTATTTAATACAGATGTGAACTATTTGTGATGGGGGTTGTACTGTTGTGGACTTGCCGTAAATATTAGTGTTCATTATTAAATCGCCTGCTTTTTTCGTTTTATCAGCTTTTGACATTTGAAAGACATATTCATCACTCCCACCAGTACTGTGAGTTAAGCAGCCACCATAGTCATCGCCACTATATGCTGATAAATAAGAATTGCTATAATATTGTTTAACTGTTGCTCCTGCATCGATTCTTAATGCCAAGTCGATATTTGGTAATCCTGCCGACTTTTTTGTTCCGAAATTTTTTGATCCCGGCTGTAAAAATAACCCCGTCAAATTATAATCAGGAACTCTGAATTCATCTTCTAGTTCAGAGCCATTATTATAATCTTTGCCGATTATTGCATAGAGTTTTTGGTAATCATCAATTTTTAAAGCATAACCATCACAAGCAAGACAGTCTTCAGGAACGTGTCCGTTGGGGAATATAAACAAAGCTCCGATTTTATCTCGTGTAAGAATTGTTTTATGATAGCCGTTTTGATTGATTTCTTTAGTATTTAAATTTAAAATTTCCATAATTTTTATTTGTATTTAATGCATAAGTGAACTGTTTGAGCAGGGGGTTGGACTGTTGTTGATTTTCCGTAAATTGAACTAGAACGAGAGGCATTAAAATTAATACCCCAAGGGTTGCCCCCACCACCACCTGAACCTGAAGCACGATTAATATTTATTGCTGTAATAGCCCCTGAACAACTTGCTCCATCAATCCATCCCCATTTTGGAGTCCATGTCGCAGTTATATTTGGCAACCCTGCATTTATTATCTGAGCGACATCATTTGAAGGTTGAAGGAATCTTTTTGTGACGTTGTAATCAGGTATTCTAAACTCATCTTCAGCTTCTTCGCCATTGTTGAATGTTGAGCCAATAACCGAATATAGTTTTTTGTAATCAACAATTTTAAGGACATATCCATCGCAAGCTAAACAGTCATCAGGAACAATTTTTATAGGAGCAGTATAAATAAAGCCTATTTTATTCCGAGTTAGCTTGTTAAAATGATAACCATTTTGATTTATTTCATTAGTGTTTAAGGTTAAAAGTTCCATAGTTATTTGTATTTAATGCAGAGATGTACTGTTTGAGCAGGAGGTTGGACTGTGCTTGACTTTCCATAAATTGAATTATTAGGTGTAGAAGATAAACCAACATCAGCAGCAGAATTTGTTCTTGCTAGAACATAGGCAGCATAACCGCTATACCATAGAGAGTTAACTTGCATATTGTTTCTTAATTGTTGTGTTGATTTATTATCAGAAGAAGTGCCATCAACTTTACTCGAGAATTCAAAATGCTTGTGCGTTGGAAGTCCTGCCTCTTTAATAATTCCAACTTCTTGTGAGGGCTGTAGAAATCGACCAGAGATGTTGTAATCAGGGATTCTGAATTCGTCATCATTTTCTACTCCTGTGTTGTAAGTTTTTCCAATCGCAGAATAAAGTTTTTTGTAATCTGAAATTTTTAAAACATAACCATCACAAGCAAGACAATCATCAGGAATTAAATTCGCAGGAGCAATATAAATAAACCCGATTTTGTTTCGAGTCAGCTTGTTTATGTGATAACCATTTTGGTTTATTTCATTAGTGTTTAATGTAAGTATTTTCATGATTATTTGTACTTTATGCAGATATGAACAAGTTGTGATGGTGGCTGAACTGTCGCAGAATTGCCATAAATTGCAGATGAGCGTGATGCATCCAATATCGCAGTACCATTTCCTGAATAACCTGAATTATGTCCTAAGCAACTAGTTTTTACTGAATAAAACGCTCCCGAAGCTACATCAAAATTACATCGGACGTTTAATTCTCCCGTTATATTCGGCAAACCTGCATCAATTAATCCTCCAGCATTTTGTGATGGTTGCAAAAATCGACCAGTTACATTGTAATCAGGGATTCTAAACGTGCCTGAAGCATCGCCACTTTTGTTAAATTTAGTTCCAATGACTTTGTATAAATCCTCATAGTCGCTTATTTGCAGGGAATAACCCTCACAGGATAAGCAGTCATCAGGGGTAAAATCAATGGGGTAAATAAACAATGTGCCAATTCGTTCTTTTGTTAAAACATTCTTGTGGTAGCCGTTTTGGTTAATTTGGGGGTTTTTGAGTGTGTTTACTTTCATAAATTAGACAATTCTTCTCTTAATGTGGTAACTTGCTGATTGTAGTAATCGAGCCACGTTTCGCCTGTTGTTTCATCTTTTATTGATGGCTCGCATATTGCACGAATTCTTTTAGAATCAAGCTCTAAAAGTTGTCGTTCGATTTCTGATTTCCGAATAGCGACCTCCTTTTCTCTGAGATAGTTTTTGTATTCTTCAGTATTTGAAATATCTACAAGCGAGGTTTCGATTTTCTTGAATTTCTCAGGATTGGTTTGAATTTCTTGTGCAACATCTTCAGCTACTTTTTGAAATCCTGTTTTTACTGCTCCAACGTATTCGATCGTAGAGATTTCTTTTGTTTCAATATTGACCTGAAGTTGTCCTCTAAAGTCGGGTTCAATTACCCAATCCGAAC